ACAGCCGTACCCTGTGCATTCATACACTTTGCTACTGATTGTGACGCTAATACTTGATTTATATTCCTAAATGTTAATTTTGGATTTTTTAATCCTACACAACTCACATTTATGTTTTCAAAACTCATCTTCTGACTACTATAATCACTCTTTATACATTCCGCTAATTGTTTTACATCCACCTTGTTACTCACTATATTTGCAGATTTTGTCACATTCGTTGTATCCGACGCATTCGCTGTTAATGCCGCCATTCCAGATGTCGCAGCCTTTGCTTCTTGATCTACCGCCGATTTTATTTTCGTCTTTAATTTCGCCTCAAAATCTTGTTGATTTACACAATCTAATGATGTTGATATTTTCGCTGTTTGTGATATATCACTAAATTCAACATTACACCCTTCCGATTTTATATTATTAAATGTCATCTCTTGTACATTTGCAGAATTACTAGAACACTGTTGACTTGTTGATACTACTGTATCCGATAATGATGCATTTACAGTTTCTGATACATTCACACTTTTCGACGTATTCGCACCCATTTATACTTGTATTAATATACTGTAATAAATTAATTCCTATTTTATAAGCGTTTAAAACTATAGTTTTTATTTTTTACAACATAAATGACAACTACCACCACTACTACAACGCATCCGTGTGAAGATTTTTATTCACAGGCATGCAATTTATACACTTTGGCTGAAACAACACATGATCCTACAACTTTTCATGATGCTTCTTTGCTTTTCAAACAAATTATAGATTCATTACAATTATTAGATTATCTACTCATTGGTAAAAAATTACAATTTCCAAAAAAAAAACTCGTTGATACACTTTATAAACTCGCTTGGTGCTATAAATATCAATTTGAACTATTATCACATCAAGCCATCTCCGATTCTGGTCTCAAAATACAATCAGTCTCACACTCTTGGACTACCAATCAAGAAACACTCTTTCAACAATCTCTTCAATCATTTAATACACACTTGCAATTCTCTATCGAATTTCTACCCAGTCTCAAAGCAATCTCTAATCTTTTCTCCATCAAAGCTTTACTCAATCAATCAAATTATCATACATGTCTTGAACTTTTTAAAACTAGTCTCTCATTACACCCCACTGATCCTACTACACATTATAATATCGCATTCATCTTTTTTAAACTTAATCATCTTAATGACTCTTTATATCATTATAAATTATCTATTAAACTCAATACTAGAGACAATTTTAGTCCAGATATCTCACAAGGTGAATCTGAAATGAATAATATACACATCAATTCATTATACGGTATCGCTTGCGTCTATGCTACTGTCAAACAATGGCCAATGTCTCTTTATTACCTTCTTCAAGCTTCCAAAATTAAAACTCTCGATCCTGATATACATAATAAACTTGGTATCGTTTATACCGAATTAAGACGTACTGATCTCGCTGAAAAATCATACTTTTTAGCTCTACAACATTATAATAAATCGGTCATTAGTACCGATTTAGATTTCTTTCACGCTGAAATTAATCTAAATATCGGACACATGTATGCTTATAATGGAGATATCCTAAAAAGTATATCCTTTTATAATAAAGCTCTCTCTATACATCCCACCTTTTTACTCGCTTTCCAAAATAAAATTATGAATCTCAATTATCTCTGTCACGATATCACTAATGGTGTAGAATATATTTTTAAACAACATACACATATTCAAAAATTACTACCACAATCTACCGACACTCTTGTCATTCCAACCAAAGATACGCCATCTATTATTATTGGACTAGTATCTGGAGATTTCGTTGACCATCCAGTATCTTTTTTTATTCAAGGTCTTGTCAATTATTTGCCTAGAACTAAATACAAGATTATCTGCTATTCTGAATCTGTTGTTCCTTCAAATGCATTTTCAGCATCTATTGAATCTCGTATTATTAAAAATTTATCAGATTTACAAGTTACAGAATTCATTCGTAATGATCATGTCTCTATTCTTTTTGATCTCTCTGGTCATACCGCTTTAAATCGTATTGGCGTCTTTTCATTACGCGCCGCTCCTATCCAAATCTCTTATATCGGATATCCTAATACTACCGGTATCACCAATATGGACTTTCGTATTACCGACCATTATGCTGATAATTTAGAATTCTCACAACCTTTTTATACTGAAAAATTATTACCACTCGATAGATGTTTCCTCAATTACAATTCTCCCTCATTTTTATGCGATTCTACTACACCTATCATACAACCTTTTGTTAAAAATGGTTACATCACTTTCGGTTGCTTTAATCGACTTAATAAAATCACTAGCTCTGTCATCACACTCTGGATATCTCTTTTATCTCAATTTAATAACTCTCGTATACTCTTTAAAACTAAAGCACTCATCAACTCTTTAGTTAAATCAAAATTTCTCTCTCAATTCAACTCTGATATACGCAATCGTATAGATATTATCGATTGTACCGTCACACATTCTCAACATCTTGATACTTATAACCTCGTTGATATATCTATAGATACTTTTCCATATTCAGGTACTACTACTACTTGTGAATCTTTATCTATGGGAGTTCCTGTTGTCACTTTGCGAGATTCTACTACATTTTTCCATGCACAAAATGTCACTACTAGTATTTTACACTATTCTGGATTTAATCAATATATACTCGATTCTCTTGATACTCTTGATCTCGCATTCCTTGATAATATATTGTTGACTAACGACTTTAAAATTACCGTTAGTAAACAATTTAAACATTCAAATGTCTGTGATAATTCAGACTTTATTACACAATTAGATTTATTACTCCAAAGTACTCTCAATTAAACCTATCCCATTGATCTCATTGTATTTACCAATATATATATCATCCTTGTATACATGACCTGAATTTTCATATACTTTATATATTAAATTGTTTATAATCTTGTTTGAATAATTCTCTCGATTTTTTTCTATTTCTATTTCTATTTCTATTTCTGTTTCTGTTTCTACTAATGGAAGTTGTATCGGTTTACTGTAATCTAAACTTTTCTCTTTGTTTATATGCTTTTTACAATATCCATTTATTCTTGTTCTACATCTCTCTCCAGATTTCTTATAATATCCCTTGCATCTATTATCAGATTCTCTCTTTTCTTTATCAATCATCATCATCTTTTCAAATGTACTATAACTAATTATATCCAATTCACTAGTACATATTCTTATATCTAAACGTTCAAATATCTCTCTTGTACATTCCATCTCTTCATCTAACTCCTATTGTACATTTTCATTTTTAATCGGAATGATTCCAATATCTTTTATACCACCATTCAGTCTTGTGAATAGGACAATTTTGTTTTGTTTTCAAATGTGTTGATATACAATGAAAATGAAATACACAATCACATATACCTTGTGCAAAATCACATGCTTCGCCATTATTACTTTTGTTACTTTTGCATTCATGACAATTTGAATCTAGATCAATATTACATTCAAGACACTTTTGATTTTGCTTTTCTCGCTGTATTTTATATTCTTTAAGCATCTTTAACACAATTTATTCCACAAAGATGTATGAATTGAATAATCATATTTTGTTAGGAAGAAGGACCTATACAACCCAGCGCATGTATAGAATAAAAATGAAAAAGTTTCAATCATACTAATATGAATAATATGAATACTACATACTCTTATAAACAATATAAACAATATAAACAATATCACATGGCCATGAATGCAGAACAATGTGTAGATATTATATATTTATCATTCAAATCTGAAGTAAGTGAACAAAATTATCATGATGTAATTAAATGTTTACGTAAATTAAAAGATTTATTAACTGTAGATGATTTGAAACCATACTATACTAAATATAATTTTCCTTCTACATATGATCCATTTATTGTAATTGAACGATCGCGTTTTTGTTATATGTTTGGTAAGCATAATAATGATCTTGAAGATATATGTAAACTTATTCTAGAAAGTGGTTAGTACAATTCAAGTAGTGATATTATAGTAAAAAATCAGATTAATTTCTGATTTTTTAATGTTTTAGTAGGTATTTTACTATACTATATAGCCATTGGTACACTCTTACTTTTTTGGATAATATTGGCTTAGATACTGTTGTAATCTCATCTTGTTGTAAAATACACCCTTTGAGGGGTCAGTCTCGTCCACCAAATCTCGTGCTGGCCCCAATAACTTCCCTAGCCTCTCGTCTGGGAAAAATTCAATCTTTCTCTCTTTATTTCCCAACTCTTTTTCTTTAATATACGTGTGAATACAAGACGTTACACGCGTTCTCGGTACTTCCTCTCCTCTCTCTACACCACACACACTCAAAAAATCATACAATTCTTCCACTAGAACTAGCGGTTTCGAAAATCCATTCATCTTTTGTTCCCCACTACTTCTCTTTCTCTTTTTCGACTGTTTCAACTCGTATACATATTGCTTGTAACCATCCTTTAATAATACAATCTCTTCTTTTTTTCTTTTAATATCCTCTTGATTCGCTAAAATCAATCTATCAAATCGTTCCTTCATTGTCAACAAGGTCTCCACTTTTTCTGACGTCTCTTTTTCTAATCGTTCCCGAGTTTCTCGTTCTAGAGTTTCTCGCTCCAAAGTTTCTCGCTCCAAAGTTTCTCGTTCTAGAGTTTCTCGCTCCAGAGTTTCTCGTTCTAGAGTTTCTCGCTCTAGCTTCTCTTCTGTTGTCTTTTTCGTTCTTTTCGTCTTTCCTACACTCACTGCACTCATTTTATTATATCATTATTAATATAAAAAAAATCTATAATAAACGCACCAACTATCAAGGTTACTTTCTAATACTTGGAACTAATATCAGATGAATTAACTTCCATACTTACAGACTTTGGAGATGATAATGTATACATGTAATATGCACCACCCAAACACACTCCTCCCATCACCATCCTAGTTGTAAAATCAACCTTTTTAATAAATTCAGGCGCGTATTGGTCAAGAATTTCCGTTGGTACAACCAACAATAATAGACCAATCACAATTAATACATACATTAGAATACTCTTTGCATCAAACTTTAGAAACATTTGTTTATACGTTATGCATATAAAAAAAAATTTCATTATATACTAATGAAAAATAAATTACAGTCCAAACTTGATGATATTTCAACACTTGTTCATTCTACACTCTCGTCTTTTGATGATCCAACATATTCAGAATATGTATCCGAATGTATAGAATCAGATCTCGATAATCTTTTACAATCATTACAACTTTATACTATACACAACTATCAAACTCTTTCTTTTATACATTATACAGAATCTCTTGCTAATAAATTCTTGTTGCCTTATTTTATTATTACTCTTAATTTTATTAAATTCAAATTCTCAATCACACCACCCTCACACCTACAATAGACTTTTTATATCCACGTCTTTTATAATATCTAGAAATACACGACCCTTCCATATTACATCCTTGTTTATATAATCTATTGCCATCTTTTTATCAAAATATTTATCTATCGATTCTATATTCAATACTCGTTTAATCTTTTCATAATCATTGTCTCCCAACAAGTCTTTGCTTGCTAGTGTCTCTCTTGGTAATACAATCAATAATTGCTCAATAGGCTCTACCGGTTTCGTCTCTTTAAATACAATACTGCTTTTTATATTTTCTCTTATATACTCTATTATATCAGATATAAAAGGTGACGCACTATGATTATATACATATGACCAATTATTATGACTATGACCATTATAATATCCCATTATCCACTCTAATCCTCTTTTATAACTCTCACAACAATCTGATATATTCCAGATGTCATAAAATATATAATATCTATTCTTTACCTCACTTATATTCTCTCTTGCATTTCCACTTAGTATACTTTTATCATTATATACTATAATATTATCGTTATTCTCTAATACTTGAATGTCATCTTTGAATTTTACCACTTTATTACACCATTTTTTATACACATATAATTCACTCGTCTCTAGTTTATACAATATTTTTAACAATACTCTATAATCTATTACTACTATTCCATTTTCAATCTTTGTTATATACTCTTTATTCTTTCTATATATATCCAATATAATATCCAATCCACCATCCAATATACTCAATGTCGGTACATTATCCAAAAAATCGTTTCCCATAAAACACATTAATAAGATATAATCATTCACTAATCTTTTCATATCCATTTCTCTATACAATCTACTACCTCTTAAATCCTCTATTATATACCCCCTCAATAATCCTATATCCACTAATTCTACACTCTCTACATCCATACTCTTGTCTCTAAATAATGTAATATCATTCTTGTCATTTAATAATGATAATACTATCAAATCAGCATCCATTCCATATATATATACACTCTTTGATTCTATTGACAATTCTTTTAATATTTTATATATCTTGTGCTCACCCTCTCCATTTTTTAACCAACTATTGTAATTATACACTCTTGTTATACCATTCTTTATCGCTTCTTTATTCAAATTGTCTATAAAATTATTCAACATCTCGTCTAATTTATACATATACTTTGTCCCAGGCGTTATCTTGTTTGAATCCCATTTTATACCACGCTTCTCTATATAATACGACTTGAATCTTCTTTGCCTTTGTTGCTTCATCTTTGCCATTGGAGCTACTCCATCTAATACTATCCATACACCACACACTGGATTTACCCTCTCTATTATCTCCATTGTATATTCTAGACTATACTTTATACTAGCTATATCCATCTCTAATGTCGTTTCATTTTCACTCGTTTTTAGATATTCCGCACTTGATGGATGTAATAAACTATTGAAATCAAAAAATAAATAATCAACACTCTTTTTCTCCGATTCTATTATTATTTTTCTATATTTCTCTCTCAACTTGTAAAAATAATATGGTATACCCATTTTATTTTTTACTCTTTATTAATCTTTTTCATTTTCTAGAATATATTCTTATATTCTTCTCTCTCCAATTTACTTTCTGTAAATTCTATACCCATTCCAGATAATAAATTCCTCATTTTATCTATCGTATCATTCGTCGACGTTTCACTACTACCATCTTTTGATTCTACTGTTTTTTCTGATTCCGTTTCAGTTTCAGTTTCCGATTCCGATTCCGATTCCGATTCCGATTCCGATTCCGATTCCGATTCAGATTCAGATTCAGATTCAGATTCAGTTTCAGATTCAACATCGTCTGATTCATCGTCAGTCTTTAAATTAATCTCCAATTCTTCATCGTCATCTGAATCTAAATCATCCTTGTCTTCACCATTTGAATCGCTTATATTTGACGTATCATTCGATGTATCATTCGATTCACCTATACTCTTTGTAAATGAAGCTCCATCACTCGCTGTACTATTCACTCCTTCTTTTATACTCTTTTTCAAGATATTTCTATATCTTGTGTTTTTAAGTTTTAATTCCTTGTTATGTAATCTTATTCTATCATCAGGATCTTCAATCTTGTTGTGTTTAATTAACAAACTCTCCTTTACTATTATATTATACCTAGGTTGATTCATACACTCTCCTCTATAATTTCTATCATATATATCCTTTATCTTTAATTTATTAATGTACTCGTCTCTCTTTTTCTTTTTCCCATTCAATAATGTATCTCTTATCAATTTTCTATCTTTATCCTCCTCACGTCTTCTATCTTCATTCATTCTATGTATTACCTCTCTATTCTCCAATATTAACTTTATAAAAGAATATATAAATAATAAATCACCTTCGCTCAACATGTTCAAGTTGAACAAATAATTATTCTTGTTCTTTGTATATTTTATCCTCTTTTTTAATGTATTCAATATGTGAATCTTTTCATCATTGTTTAGTTGATACACTTTGTTTACTATATAATTCTTTATCGATTCTGTACTATCAACATTTTTCGTCACGTTCAACATTTCCCTTTTTTTTTATTGTATAATCAAGTAATTCACTTTTATGAATAATCAAACTGAACAAAAAACTAGTTTTGATTTATCCAATCAACTTTCCACTTCACAAAATCATAGTACTATCGATCTCTCTTATGATATTAATCTTTTGCATTCCGAAATTTTACAATTACTAGATGATCTTAAACTCATTGTCAAAGATTATCCTAAAACTCAACCAACTAAACGTGCACTTGTTGTACAAGAAGCATCGAGGTCTCTAGAACTAAAATATAGTTATTCTTTTAATAAATGTCAAAAACTATTTCAACTAGCTATACAATACTATAGTTCTTGTAAAAGTATATCCGAATTCAAATCAATCTTTAACAATTTTATCGACAATATACTTGTCCTACAACAAAATAATACACATCTTCAAAAAGAAGAACTCGACAAAAATTATATAAATACCAGTGAAAAAATATGTAGATTTGTTGGTAAACAATTTAATGTACCTGAATCATAATTTATACTCTTCTCTCTCTTTGTACTGATCTTGTACTTGGTACTTCTACATTTCTCGTACTCAATAATATAGGCTCTTTATATGTTGTAACTCTTGGTGTACTTGCACTTGCACTGTTACTTGCGTTACTTGCGTTACTGTCTCGTACACCCATATTATCCAATCTATACCCTAAATCACCAATTTCACCGTTTAATTTCACTATATATGCATCTTTATCCTCCAACTTTCCTCTTAAACTCGCATTCTCACTTCTATAATTAATCATTACTCTCTTTGCCTCATTCACCTCTACTTTACTCTTTTCCAAATATTCATTCTTTATATTTATTTGACTCGACAATTCCGCTATTGTTATATTCGTATTCATATTCATTGTCGTCTTTATATCACACAACTTTTTCAATTCAATATTTCTCTCCTTTAATTCATTATACTTTTCACTTGTACTCTTGTTTTCTTCCATCTCCTTTTTATATTCCTCTCCCTTTTTATTTATCAATTCTTTCAATTCATTATTCTCAGATTCAAGTCTTGATATCATTTCAACTTTCTCCTTTAATACATCAGAATCTTCTTTACTTTTCATCTTGTACTTGTCGTCCAATTCCAATAGCGTAGCTTCTACTGTTTTCGAAATTGATTCACTCTTTTGTTCTTCTTGTACTCTCTTGTTATAATCATCCTTTAATTTATCAAGTTCTAATCTTAATTCATCATTCTTTTTCTTGTACTCTTTATTCTCCAATTCCAACTCTTTGTTTATCTTTTGGAATTTACTAGTACCAAATTTTACACTCGTATACTCACTATCACTCGCCATCTCTTTTTAGTATTATCTCTAAAAAGATTTTATACACTTTACGCATACTCTTTTGTTTTTATTTCTTCCTTTACTATAGTTATCGTTATCGTTATCGTTATCATTATGAATAATCAAGTTCTTGTTGAATCTAAAAATATTTATACAAATACATTGGTATCTCTTCTTCAACCAATCTTTTATAAATATATCAAAAATATTTGGACAACTTGTCAATATCATACACAACCTTTTAAAGCTTTTCAAGATAAATTACGCATCGTACAATCATGGGATTCTATACATATTAAAGAGTTTTACTCCTTTTGCCTTTTAGAATTACAACGTAATCCAGATTTTTCAAAAGTTTATCTAGCAAAATTATTACATGTCATCTTTAAACTTTATATCAATATTCTCAACATTGTCAATGATACACTCATCACCTCTATTCAATTACCTCCTAATAAACAATTCTTTTATATCTGTATCACATATTGTTGTAAATACTTTTATAATTCACCATTTCTTTTTGATACTAGTAAACAACGACATTCAAATCATCAATTATCCATTTTTATTAATCAACGTAAAGATTCTATTAAATCTGGCATTCTAGATACTATTCAACATTTTATTCCAATCAAAAAAATACTTTGCGATCCAGATAATATTATCGTCGTCACTACTGTTAATGATGATTGTCATGAATCACGTAAATCAGATATATCTTCAAATTCTCTACAATTTATTCCTCCTATACAATCACAATCACAACCTACAATACACTCTTCTACTGGATTTATTAATCTATTGTAATTCATACCGTTTCGGTTTGAGGTCTTGAGCTGTGCTAGCTTCTAGGACCTCCAGCCGTAATATTAGTTAAAGAGTTTCGGTTGGAGGTCTTGAGCTGTGCTAGCTGTGCTAGCTGTACTAGGACCTCCAGCCGTAACATTAGTTCAAATTTATTTAATATGAACGTAATGTAATGTCTGAATACTTTTCCATACTCTCATCCACTTCTTTTATTGATACGTTGTCGTCTTTTACTCTGTCGTCTTTTGATACGCTGTCGTCTTTTACTCCATCGTCTTTTGATACGCTGTCGTCTTTTACGCTGTCGTATTTTGATACACTGTCATCTTTTATGCTGTCGTATTTTGATACACTGTCATCTTTTATGCTGTCGTATTTTGATACACTGTCGTCTTGTTGTGATATACTTTCTTCTTTTTCTTCTTGTTTACTTTTCGATAATTCTCTTGTCGCATCCGCAATAACATTGCTCCCTTTACCATACCATACATATACATATAATGTCACACTAGCACCTATTACCATTAATATCATTTTATACATGTTTAAAGTATATACCTTTTTTAATTCGTCATAATCTGTATATATACATCCATAATAACCATACACTAGTAATATAACCACTGTACTACATACTAGCGCCCGGCTCTGTCTTGTTGTTGCCACATTCATCTTTTAGTTAATTATTATTTTTTTATTTCATGGATAACGATAAATACTACTACGGTCGTTATGCCTATACATATTGGTAAACAACCTATTGCTATCGCATCCATCTCTGGACCATCACATCTTGTTATTGGTCAACTTGAACTAGCACCTTTGTCACCATTCATTATACTTTTAGGTGATACTCATCGTGATAATTCAGGATTGTGTAATAACTGCACTACTAATTGTTTTCACGTTTCAGATTCTCGTTTTATTCAACAACTCTTGCCACTCGGTAATATACAAATATTCTTTGAAGATACTCTTGATACTTCTTTATCTAATCCACCAAATTCTCCCACTACACCACTTAGAGAATTTCGTAAATTATCCAATACATTCTCACATCCACATGTATCTTGGATTATAGCTGACGCGCGTACTACACCCAACTCTTTTTGTTTATTTCTTACTCGCATTTATAAATTTCTTCTTCTTCTCGATAAACGTAATTGGTCTCCAAATGATATCGCTCAAGTCTCTAATCGTATTAAACAACTTTTACCACCTTTTCAAAATACTCTTTTACAACTATCTACTGATACTAATACTATTACCGATATTGCAAATATTATACTATCAAGTACTGGTAACCCACTCGCAAATAATATAAATCACAATTTATATATAGACTACTTTAATACATTCACTAGTAACTATTTAATACAAATAAAACAACTCTTTTTATCCATTTCTACTGGTGATATATCAAATTTATCACATTTAAATCCTACTAATCTTTTAGGATTAATCAATAATATTCATATTGAACTCTTTTGGTACTCTAAATTAGATCGCAATTGTAATCTCGTAATTTGCTACTTTGGATATCACCATATTCAAAATATATCCAAATACTTTTCTAATAAACAACAATTACATATACTCTATAATTCAAATGACAGTAGTAGTAGTAGTAGTACAATTCAACGATGTTTATCTATTATACCAAATATCGTTCTCACACCACATACTATTCAACCACTCGATATTAATCTACAACATCCTCGATCACACGACTTGCTCGATCCACTTTTACCTACTTTTAAACAAGAATATTTTATACAAGATACCAAAAAAGATAAAAGCATCTCCTTTTTATCACCACATCAAATGATTCTTCAACAATATATCTCCAAACAAACACTCTATGATAATCTTCTCGTCTTTCACGAATTAGGTACTGGTAAAACACTCTCTGCTATCGCTATTGCAGAAGGTTTTAAAGAATATGTCTATAATATGGGACGTCGTATAAATATTATAACAAAAAATTCAAATATTAGAGAAAATTTTAAAGGACAACTTGAACTATTATATAAACATACACATCCTGATCTTTCACAAAATCCTCTTGAATTTGAAAAACATATCAAACAATACTATTCATTCACTACATTCGGTGTTCTTACTGGTATAGTCAAAAATGAAGCATCCCCTCAATTCAATTTCTCCAATAGTGTCGTTATCATTGATGAAGTACATAATGTCACAAATAATGATGCATTCTTTGCTATTCATAAAATACTCTCTCGTTCTATTAATTATCGTCTCGTTATTATGACCGCCACACCTGTCAAAGATACCGTTAGAGAATTCTTTGAAATTACTAGTCTACTTAATATTCATACTGATACAATTATACCCATCAGAGATAAAACACTCGACTCTAAACTCGTACAACTAACCAATAACCCCCATATACAAATTAAAACAAATATATATAAACTTACACAACTCGGTATTGACCTTTTAGAAAAGTCACTCGTTGGTAAAGTTAGTTATGTCGGATCAGATTCATCCCTTATGCCTCGTCGTTTAGATATATCATCCGATATCGTTCCACTTTACCGTGACAGTGAACTCACTCAAATTCTCTTTTTCTCTAATATGTCCCCTTATCAAACTAGTATTTATCAAAAAACAATCACTTCTGATATCACTTCCAAAATTGATGACAGTCAACGTAATGATAATGATAATGATAATGATAATATTTTATCTTCTAATACACTCTACAAAAATTCATCAGATTCAGCTACTATGGTCTTTCCTAATGGACTATATGGTAAACAAGGTTACAACTCTGTCATATCTAATGATGTCGTCTTGGATAAATTTAAACACGTTTTTAATCTACACCAAGATTTAGCTATATACTCTTGTAAATTTTATTCTATTCTTTCACAACTTGACAAATTATTCAATCACTCTACTAAACGTACTCTTGGTAAAGCTTTCATATTCACCCAATATGTTACCGAAGCTGGTACTTCCCTTTTGAGTCACGTTCTCATCGAAAATGGTTATTCCAACTTTTTCGATAATACTTCTTATTCACCACGTAAATTTATCGTCTTTGATAATCGACTCACTGATAAACAACGCGCTATCGCACTCGCAAAATTCAATAATTATAATAATCGATTCGGCTCTGATATTCAAATTATTATCGGCTCACCTATACTCTCTGAAGGTATTACACTTAAAGCTATACAACAAACTCACCTTCTTGAACCTTCTTGGAATATGACACAAATAAATCAAGTTATCGGACGTTCAATCCGTAATATGAGTCATTCGCATCTTCCTCTAGAATTAAGACAGGTTTCCGTTTATAAACATACCGCATTACCATCTAATGATTCTATATCTATTGATTTACAAAAATATAATCTCGCAGAAATTAAACAACGTAATAATTCAGAACTATATCGACTTTTGAAACGTATCGCTTTCGATTGTACATTCCACAATTCAAAACAAAATACTCTTGCTGATTTCTCTCCTGAATGCGATTATCAATTATGTAATTATACATGCAAATATAATACACCATCCGATTATCGCGATTATTCTACCTTTTTACTCAATATTGATACTGTTTTACAACAAGATATAAATTATGCAAAATCACATCTTGTCAAATTATTCACACAATCATTCATTTGGACACTCGATGATATTTTGTCTGCTATTAATTATAATGCACTCGGTTTATCCATCGAAAGCATCTATTATACTCTTTCTCAACTCGTCTCTAAACAAACACTCTTTACTGGTATGTTTGAACGTGATGGTTATATTATACAATATCAACAATATTATATCTTTAATCGCTCCGGTATTAATATTAAAACATCCTTTTTTACTAAAATGTTTGACTACTCTTTTATTACTGGTAATCTACCCCTCTCTGAATACTCTTTAAAACATGGTATAGATCTCATTTCAACCCCCTCTACTCCCCGTACTCGAGATAATGTATTCTCTTCACATATACCTAAATCTACTAAACTAAAACGTACACAAAATTTAGATACTAATATATCAAATTCAACTCACTCTCAATTCAATACACAACTTAGTACTACTCCACATATTATATATGGTAATTTAGACCCTTCTAATAATGAATTCAAAATTATCGATAATCGAACAATCACCTTTTCTGAAACCGATCAACGTAAATCTCGTATAGGTCGCAATTGCAAAACTCTTTTAATTAATCAATTAATCGATATCGCTACACATCTCAATATTGATACTAATAAACTCGACTCTAAAAAAACATTGTGTAATGCTATTCAAAATACTCTTGTATCCCTCGATAAAGTTATCAAACATGACTAGTCGCGCTACTCTATAAAACTTCTTTTATTGTATTTAGAAAAGATGACTGCATTTCAAGCACATACATATATACCACTCCATCTTAATCCACTTTCTTCTGATTTTAATTTTCTTGACGTCTTTCTTGTAGATTTTGATAATCTACTCCTTTCCCATGGTGGCGATTATCTTATCAACTCACAACGATTATATCTCACAAGCAAAAATCAATATATACAATATACACTCTCACATTCTAATACTTTTATTAATCTTCAACATACTCTTTTACAAACTCGTAATATCCATAAATTCAACTTTAATTCTGATAATAATAATAATACAGTCGCACATCAACTTAAAACAATATTCAAACACCAGTTTATCGCTTTCAAACATTTCCTTCATTATATTCAATACATACTACAAAATACACCTACTAATACTTGAAATATAGCTGTGCATAGTCATTTTAATTTTTTTTTTTAATTACAATCTTAATAATATGTCCAACCCTATTTTACCTCTTCCAAATGCTTCTCATTTTAGTTTTACTCGTGATAAATATGACTCTTGTGCATATGATAAATATCTCGAGGAATCCACCGGGTCCTTCAAATGGCTTTCAGACCCCATTTATGAAAATCCAATTCAATGCCATATTGACCAATCGCCTTTTATGAGAGGTAATCATGCTCATGGTATTCAACGTACTGATATCGACGTCGAAAGTGAACTCTTGAATATCACGCGATATAATAGTCGGTGCCCTGAGAAAAAATACGATCCTTCTAAAAATATAGTCAATACACGGGCTTATCCGTCAAACTGCCAAGATCCATATCTCGTACCCGAATATACACGTATCGAAAAACCATGCAATTTACCAGGTGTTAGTACATATCACCTCAGTATTCATCCACTATGTGATGATATTCAAGATCTTCATAAAATTCATCTTAATAGTTATTCTGGCACTAATACACGTCTCTCTTCACGTGATGCTTATGCTCAAAAAATGGGCAGAACTCAATAAGATACGCCTCTCGTTCATTTCTTTAAAAAAATTACTCTTTTTTTTTTTAAAGTACATATCACGCGTTTTTAGCTCAAAAAAAATATACACCACAACATTAATGAACCCTCGTGAACTTGGTGATGTATTCAAAGTATTCTCAAGTCATGCTAATCTTTTACGTTTAGAAACATCTATTATTCAACATATCGCCAAATATAATCCATCCTTTTATATCGCACCAAATAGTATCGTATCAGAATTACAACCTAATATAGATAGTATATGGATAGACCATATAAATGATGTATCCATACAATCAAAAAATAATCCAAATATCATTTTAAAACAACTCAATAATCTTATTATACAACATTATATAAAATATGCTACACAATCGTCACAATCTTCACCACAATCACAACCACCACAATCACAACCATCTTTACAATCACCACCACCACAATCACCACCACTACCACAACAACAAAAAGTTGATAATACAAAAATAGAACAAACTTTTAATCAACTCGCTAGTTATATTCATACAATTTCTGATAATATAATTAAACTTTTAGAATCTACAAAGTCCATTAATACTAGAAAAAACGTATTCAATTATACTCTGGATAGTACAAAAACATCGGAAAATATTACAAATATAAACTTTAATCATCTTAAATCTATATCTATTGTTAAATTCGAATATCTTAATAATGTTTTTAATATACCCACTTCTAAATTTACCATCAAATTATCAAATAATACCTCCACTGTATATACTCTACCATCTGGATTTTATCCTAGTATTAATAGTATTCTAGACACTCTTTGTAATATAACATCCGATATCACATGGTCTCTCGACCCACTCACTCTTCGTATTAAAATTAATTTATTACAACAACAACAAACATCACAATTCGCTCCCAAAAATTCAATCAATCAATTTAATATCATGTTTCATGATTCACTTTATACCATTTTAGGATTCTCTAAACACGAATATACTGGTGGTAAAATATACCTAGGAGAATGTTCTCACAACTTTGGATCTCCTATTCACATTGACGTCTCTCTTAATCCCATCCTACATATACACTCTCCTAATTCGAGTCTCTTTCGTTCAAATATCCCACAGCAAAAATTCGGTGAATGGATCACCGAATTACCTTTACTTAATACTGCATATATAGAATTATCTAGTACTATTTTACTAGATGACCTCGTCATCAACGTCTCTACTTCTAATAATACACCACTCAAATGGTCCATCCAACTACAAGTTACAACACTTGAACCTTTAACTTAACCTAAAATCTTTTATCCAACTATTATACTTTGTTTCCTTTTTTTTTACTATTTCTTTCAACGTTTTTATATACACATCACTCGTTATACTTAATGCACTCTTTAATGCATCACATTGACTATTCACAAATCTTTTATTCATCTCTTTAATCTCCTCACTGAATTTTTTCGGTACGTTTATAATATCAAATATTATCCTATTCGATGTTGACCTTTTAGAATATTCAGATATATACTCCCTTAATCTAGTCTTTATTGAGGTCTTTCCTAGATAACCACTGCATATTACATATTTTTCAGAATTTGTAGGACGACTAGTATAAGGTTTATATATATATACATTCTTGTAACTTTTTGATAATATATACAACATCTGTATTGTACTCTCTGTAAATATATCAAAAAATTTTATTATACACGACCCACCATTCTTTTGATTATTCAAACAATAATAAATCTCGTATAATATCAATTTATAATGTAATTGTTCCTTGTTATTATACTCGTCTCCCTCATCAAATCCCCCATCCGCTGTTATACAATCAACTGATTCACCTATATATTCCAATAGTTTATCACAACTTGCTAAATTATATATATTACCAGTCAAATCTTCTCCCTTGTATATTTTTACATTATTCTCTATTATTCTACTATTATATGTAGGCAAATTCGTCGATATATTCCTATTCAATGACATTGTATATATTTTCGGTTTACTCGATTTTTTCGTTTTATTCTTTTTTTTTACAACCTCAAATCCATCTATATCCACATCCACCTTTTCTATACTATTCTCAAGCACTGCTCTCATACAATTTCTTTTTATATATGTATTTATACTCTGTATAAAACCTCCCGGAGCTTCCGCTAATGATAATACTACTTGCGTTTCTTTATTGATCAACTTGTACGTCTCTATTATCTCCCAACATTTGTAAAACGCTCTATTTATTATTGGATCCTTTACTATAAAATCATAATAATTTATATACCAACGTATCTTTTTCCACTCTTCTATATCTATAATATCTATTTTATCTCTATATTCATTCAACATTTTCCAATCTTTATTTAATATCTCCTTGTACTCTGTCACCTCTTTTATTTTACCCTCATTTTTCCAATCTATTTCATTGATATCTTCATACTCTATCTTATATTCCATATCATTCCCTTTTTATATACATTTTCACTTTTTATCTTTTTGTTTTATACGCTCTATTAGTTCACTCTTTCTACCACTCTGTGATAATCCATACTCTTTTAATATATTTTTCAACTCTACTATCGTCATCTTTTCTAGATTCAGAGGAATACTTTCAATAGCAATATCAATCGCCGTGTGTGAGTTCTTTGAGTCTAACTCTAACTCTAACTCCAACTTTGGCTCTTCTAGCGCCGCTATATTGTTCTTTAGTATATCTGACATCTCGGCAATCATCTCTTTTTTATGTAAATAACTATTCTTGTACAATACTAGATAATATATATACGATATTGCATTCGTCTTTTGATTTATTCTCCTATTTCTTCCTATTATTATAGTATACTTTTTGTCCATAGCAACGCTTGACATCATTTCATCTGTCGTATTTTTATACTCTAAATTACCACCATTTATTGTTAAATTGTCATAATATATCAAATTATGTTTACTCAATATATCACTCAATTTTTTATATCCAAAGGTCTCATCTAATGACATGTTTTCTCTAGAATACTTGTCATAATATATCTTGTACATGTTTATATAATCATACAACTCGTATACACTAGATACTCTTAATAATGATACCTTTTCCAAATTTATAATCGTATCTACAACGTTTATTTTATAGTCCCATTGCGGTGCTTTTATTCTCTCTTTTAATATAGTCTCATTACCCTTTTCAAATACTAGCATCGTATACAATTTAGATATTGACAATTCATGGTCTTTTAGTTTATACTTTTTTTGACTATTATAATAATCAATAAATCTTGTAGACGTCTTTAATCTCATATTACACTTTTCAAATGTATCTATTATATATCCCTTGTCCAATACATTCTCTATATTATTAAATGATAAATAACTATTATCCTTTGTATATATTTTCAACTCTCCATCTATTCCACCTTTTGACTCTACATTGCTCTTTGAATAATTATAATATGATACAATCTCCCCATCTATACAATGATATACTGGACCTTCTTTGTATAGCATTTCAGAATCTATTATCGATATTATCATCTTTCCAGACTCTTTTAATCTAGACTCTAAATTCAATATCAATCTTTTAAACTGTTCAGTATTATTGTACAAATAATGCAATCCAAAATTACATATTATATTATCATATTGAATCTTTTGTGTACATTGCTTTTCAAAATTAGATAATATTGTCAAATCACATTCGTAAAAATTATACTCTCCTATATTATTATTCTTGCTCTTCAACTCTGTATAACGTAACATTGCAGTTTTCACAGACTCTTTTGATATATCAAAACAATCTACTCTTTTTATATTATTATGCATCCACTTTTGAATATCTCCACCACGTCCACTACATAATTCTAATATTCTATTATTGTTTCTAGTATAATTATTATACTGCTCCCTCTTTATCTCATTATTAAATCGTCTCATGTTTTTGAATAATAAATCCTCTTGTGCGCTCTTGTAATTCTGCATTTGCACTTTTGATTTTATTCTCTTCAACTCACCATAACTTATTGGCATATGAATATATCTCCATATATCACATGCTACTTTATAATAATTACCATGTTTCGACTCGTTCTGTGTCTTGTCCCAACGTGTTCTTATTGGTATAAACTTTCCACATTCCTTGTTGTATTTATACTCTATAACTGTATTCGTCTTGTACTGACACCCTGTTGTCGGATCTATTAAGCCATCAGAGATCTCTGTCTCAAATGACCTAGATTCTACATCTTCATCTCCATCCCTATCTTTTTTTATACTTTTTGTTAATTTAGATATATCAAATAATACTTTTATACTCTCTTTTCCTTGTTTGTCATTGCCAAGATCAGCATGCCCTTGTACGTATAAATTCCATTCACTAGATATGCTACCATTCTTGTTTTCCTTCTTTATTGAATAAAAATCAATCGTCGAATTTTCTGCATCTTTCCATTTTAATAATGTACCCCATTTCTTCTTTTTTGGATAACATTCATCCATTGGTGTAAATATCACTCCATCCGTCTTGAATTTATATTTCAATGATTCAATCACTGCACATCCTAATGATATGTTTTCTAAATAATATACTTTTGCCTCAAATTTATACTTGTTCGTTATCGTTTCGTTTAATACTTTTACTATCTCTTCCACTATTTTCAATCTTTCCTTCAATTTATATCTTGTATCACCTCTCAAATCAGTCCCTTTATAATATAATACATCAAATATAAAATATACAAACTTTCCATCTATTACTACCATTTCTGCATCTAGTATACAATCACCAACTCTTGTAATATCCACTAACCTTATTCCAGTCTCTTTTATATTCAAATTATTATCCATCAATATTATTTCTCCAGCATTTATATATACAAAAGTTCTTTCACCATCAGCTTTTACTGTTACTGAATATTCTCTATTCTTTATATACTCTATCGTCGACTGATTCAAACACTCTGGTTGAGCACCTATAAAATAATTCTGTCTAGTCAACTTATTATACGATGCTAATATATTATCAACCTTGCTCTGTACTGATATCTTGAATGAATCTTGTACCATCTGTAAACATAGTACGACTCTCTCGTTTATTACTTTCAACATCTCTTGTTTATCCATCTTATCACATCCTTCCTTTAATAATTCCATCTCTATATAATATTGACCAGATACTATCGTCAAATCATACCTCAATATACCAGTATTGTCTATATACGTATATCTCTTCTTTTCTCTCACCTCTATACAATCACTTTCACTCAATTCCAACACTTGTTCCTTTTCTCTCGATAATGCTAATCTAAAATTATATTCATAATTGTCTAATCTTTTTATTACATCCTTTTTTATTATAGATATTGTTGATGTATTGTCCTCTTTTATCGTTCTTCTCCATTTTACTTGACCCTTTTCACATTTATACACTTTTTCTGTTATATCACATACTTCTCTCTTCATTCCAAACTTTTCTAAATGTGTTTTTACTCTAAAAAACACATTCGCAAATACTGACGCATCAAATGACTCCTTTTTAAATTTACCAAATCTAAACTCACATTCTAAAATATCGCTAGATAGCGATTCACTTATTATACTCGAATAATCCTTTTCTAATACAAGTTGGTCCATTTTTTATTAAAACACTTTTACCCTTTTTTCATTTTCTTTATACTGCCATCTTTCCCTTTATTATACCATTATTAAAATATCCAATCAACTCAAAATCATCCGCATTCAACTCTTCCCACTCTTTACTATAGACCGTGTCGTTTATAAATACTCTTGGTAATGGCAAATTATTTCTTTCTAATTGAACTTTTACTTGTTCTATATGATTCTTGTAAATATGAGTATCACCAGTCGATATAATCAATTCATCTGGTAACATATCACACTTTTTCGCTAATATATATAATAATAATGAATAACTCGCAATATTCCACGGTGCTCCTAAAAATAAATCCATAGATCTCTGATATAAATGACCCGATAAATATCTCTTGTTATCCTTTCCCAATTTTGTATACAACTGAAATGATACATGACATGGTACTAACGCTATCTTTTCCAATTCTACTGGATTCCAATAATTCATGTATATTCTTCTACTATCTGGATCATTCTTTAATAAATCCACTATATACCCCAATTGATCCTTTCCTACTGTATTCTTTACATCTTTATCCGCCGCCATCTTCTTTCCATTCACATCACATTGTTCTTGTATATATGGCTCACCATAATGTCGCATAGACCACCCATATCCAGGTCCTAATACACCCTCTGAATAATCATTCAAATTTCTATTGTCCAAAAATTCTCTACTTGTATTACCCTTCCATATATTCACTCCCACCTTTTCTAAACTCTTTGCATCTGTATCTCCTCTTACAAACCATAACAACTCTTCTACTACACTCTTGAATGGCACATATTTACTTGTTAATAATGGAAATGATTCTGATATATCAAATCTCATCTGTTCTCCAAATGTACTCAATACACCCGTTCCCGTTCTATCACTCTTTTCTATACCATTCCCCAATACCTTTCTTAATATATTCAAATATACATTCTCATTCGTCTTGTGGTACCTTTCCAGATTATATGTTAAATATCTATAATCAATTCTCAATTCACTTTCTCCTTCTTGTTCTATTGTTGTATTGTACTCTTTTGAATATTTACCTAATCTATACTCTTCTGGCAAACTTTTTATATATACATCAGCATCTAGTTTGTTTTTTATAAAAGTCAACTTTAATTCACTCGGCCTCAATGTTGTGTCGTCATTCTTTATAAAATAGTCCAACGTATCTGCTCCTCCTATTATATAATATATCTTTTCCTCTCCTATCTTTTTTAATACACTCTTTATCTTTGATTTATCTATAAATATCACTTGGTCATTCTTTGTATACCTTTTTCTCAATCTTTTATAGTCACTCGTTAATATTATATTTATACGATTCGGTAATACTCGTCCTATCGAATCCCACGTTTTTCTACCCATTATCACCACTTGATTCTCTGTCGTCTCTTTAAAATTTTTCAAATCTCTCGGTATTGATACCAATAATTTGTTTTCCTTCCCTATACCCAATTTACTCGTCACTGATAATATAGCTTTTATCTTGTACATTTATTCCTTTCATTATACAAGTTTATTCATTTTTAATATAAACGTACAAAAAGATTTTGTATTTAAACAAAATCTTTGATTTAAACTTCTTGTTTTTCAAATTTTACTCTTTAATTCTACCATTTCTAGTAATTCTATACATTTATCAACTCTTTTCTTATACAACAATCTAATTAATGGATTCTGTTTTGGTCTATACGTTTCTAATACAAAAGCCTCGTTGTATTTTCTCTTCATCATTTATCTTGTTTTTTATTTTTATATTTTTTATTTTTCATTTTTTTACTCTGTACAATCTTCTTCTTCTTCTTTCGTCTCTATTTCTGTTTCTGTTTCTATTTCTGTACAATCTTCTTCTTTCGTCTCTATTTCTGTTTCTATTTCTGTACATTCACACTCTTGTGTCGTAGTATTCGTATTCGTATTTGTATTCGTATTCGTATTTGTATTTGTATTTGTATTTGTATTTGTATTCGTATTTGTATTCGTATTCGTATTCGTATTTGTATTTGTATTTGTATTTGTATTTGTATTTGTATTCGTATTCGTATTCGTATCAATTACTACACCTTTTATTACTAATTCTTGTTCCGTTTTTGATAGTAAAAATATAGTATCTCCATAATAGCCAGATTTAGCTAAATTTTCAGATTCATATAACCACTGTTTTTTTTTTAACGATCCCAATGTATTGCTTAATGCCCATATTGGACCTACAAATGATAAATCACTATAAGTGTCAATTGGTGTTCCCTCCATTGTATATCCACTTTTTATACTATTCTCATTCTCAAAAAATACAAGCATTTTATCCCCTACTTTCATCATTTTCTTATATTCACTCGTATTATTTTTTAATGAATGTCTTAAATAACTCGCTAATCTCCACGGTATTCTACAACTATTGTAATAATAATTCATGTCATTCTTATCCTCCAATACCTTTCCACTCGGACGTTTATATTCTAATGTATCCCATACTAAAAAATCAGGTATTAATCCTGTATTATACTCTTCTGATATACTATACAATGTCAATGTTACTCTCTTGTATACACTATCCCAAAATTCACTATTCTCTTTATCAAACTCGCCAAATATCTCGAAATGCCACAACATGAAATCACTCGCTCTTGTCACTTTTTTAAATTCTTCCGTTACCCAATCTCCCAATGATGGATGATATTCAAATCTAAATATTATACTCCTCAATGAATTTAACATATTTATTGCAGACTCTTTATATATTTCCAACTTCCACTTTTTATATGCAAATATCAATGCCAAAGTTATATCTAAATCACCATCCGTCGCATTATCAATATCCTCTTTTTTTTGAATAATCACATCCGATTCTACATATTGTCTCCAACTTAAAAAATTGTTTTCATTCTTGTGTTTATCGTAATAACTATACATATTATCAAACGTTTCTTTATCATTGTTATAATATGCCAACAACATACCATAACCATGCGCTTCAGATACTGTCGCTATACTATTCCCCATATCTGTATATACATACATACCAGATTCACTTGTTTTCAAGTATACATCCTTCCAATCCAAATATGTATACTCACAATTCACTACTACCAAATTAGCCAACAATAATAATATATCATATACCATTTTCTTATTAATTCGACAAATACATTTTCATTTTTATGATTACAATTATAATGATTATTACAATGATGATTAGGACCTCCAGTCGTAACATTTAAACGTTTCTGTTGGAGGTCTTGTGATAATGATTGTGATGATTAGGACCTCCAGCCGTAACTATTCTTTAGGACCTCCAGCCGTAACATTTAAACGTTTCGGTTGGAGGTCTTGTGATAATGATTGTGATTAAGACCTCCAGCCTTAACATTTAAACGTTTCGGTTGGAGGTCTTGTGATAATGATTGTGATGATTAGGACCTCCAGCCGTAACTAGCTGTGCTAGGACCTCCAGCCGTAACTAGCTGTGCTAGGACCTCCAGCCCTAACTAGCTGTGCTAGGACCTCCAGCCCTAACTATTGTAAAATAATTTAAAAAACTTTATTTTGCCGTGTGACCTACTATTCTATTGTCCTTGTTTACAAACACTTTTAATGTCTTTTTATACAAATCTGCATTATTATCTATATAATCCTTGTCATAATGTTTATTATGATACTTCCATAATGCATCACATCCCACTCTGAAATTAGAATAATTCTTTGCTACATACCAAAATATCTGGTCCTCCAATTTGTTTGATCCCGTCGCTGACAACTTTATTACTAAACATCCATGATTCTTTGTACATTGATCCAATATATCACAAAACTCTTTAAATGTATCCACTACACTTCCAAAATCATCAAATAATTTCTTTCTATTCTTTGGTGAACTATCCGCAAATATAAATACATAATCCAAATTATTCCTAAAATCAGGTGGTATACCAAATATATACTGTATCGCTAGTATATACATTATGTTATAATGTCTCCCATTAAACATCAAATCCTTTACAGCTTTATCTCTCTTCCAATTATTCGCATCATGTAATAAATCATCCATCAATAACGCCACATTATTCATACACGTCTTTCCATCTTCAGATAAACCATTCTCTTTCG